CGCCAGCCTCGTCGGTAATACACCTCACGACGAGACTGGCGCGGATGTTCTTCACGCCCTTTTTAATGTCACGCTCCGAGTAAACATATTGCTCCCATTGATCGCGCTCGCCAGCTGTGAGGCCGCGAAGCGAAACGAGTCCGTCGATGCCCGCGACCTTGACGGTTGCGGTTGGTATTTTTAGAGCAAGTAGTTGTTCTCGGATTGACATGTGGGGTCTCGATTAAGCTGTTCCAGCGATCGTGTATGCGCCTGAGCACTTGATGGTGAATGACGCAGTCATCACAGCGTCGAGACCAGCCTTGATGCTGAGAGATGTGACGATGCCGATGCCAGTGATCTTGGTTGATTGAAAACTTGCAGAAGCGCCAAAATAGATTTCAAAACTTTGCTTGAGTCGGCTTGGGAGTGCTGCTTGCAAAACCAAAATTCCTGCATCGTCGCTGTCGTAATTCAGATCGATACTGATTGATCCCGGCTCAAGTAGACCAGCGACAAATGATTTGACTGCTGATCCAAGCGATGTGGTTTCAATGGTGCTTTGAGCCACGCCGTCAAAAGAAAGCGAGGTGATTTCGCCAACTGCTACAAGCGATGCTGTAATTACTGTGTCTTGCTGAGTTGGTAGAAGCGAAGTATTTGCAGGATTTGCAATCATTTTGAATGTAGATCCGTAACTGACTAATTGAGACATGTGAGTATTCCTTTGTTGTTATGGAATCGCGCCGTTAGTCAACGAGACTGGAGACGGAGCCGATGCCAAGTAGTAAATTTTTAAAGTGACGCTGCAAACAAAAACACCGAGTTCGGTGCCTTCGCCGCCAAGGTCGTAATTCATATTCGTGCCTTCGATGCGAATGCTTTGAATCGTCATCGGGCTGTTGGTCGTGGTCGCAAGCGAACCACTCGCCGCGTAAAGATCGACGCGCACATGGTCTGCAATGTTGGCCGCAGAGATTAGGTTTGAATGCACGCAGTCCACAGTCACTGTGGCGACCCGCAAGCGGTCTGCGCCACCGAGCGTCGGGCTGACCGTGTCATCGCTTTGCGAACTCACCACGATGAACGGCAGCGGAGTCGCTGGCGTGACGAACGACTGGAAGATCTTGGTCGAAGACCCGAGAGCTGTAATCACGGTTGGAGCCTGCTGCAAAGCGAGATGGATGGCTTCGACGAATTTCATCGTGCCGCCTTATTCATTTCGCTTGCGATGCGCTTGAATACTTTGTCGAGTCCGTATCCAACATCCTCAGTGAATTTGGCGTTGATTGCCGCGCCGTAGGTCTTGAAAAAATATTCAAATATTTTCCAGCCTGTGTATGCGCGTGCGGGATCTTTGTAGCGGCCGTGCTCGATGAGCCAGGAGTTTTGTGTGTATCCCCAAATGCGGCTCCACACACTGGCTTTGTTCTTGCCAATTTCGTATGGAATGATTTGGTGGTGATAGATGTTGTGCGCAATGCGCAGTCGGCTTTCCTTAATCGGATGGATCGGCTGATGCTTCTTTGCCCGCCAACGCCATGACTTCTGCGCCTCGGTCTGATTGAGATCGTTCTTTGCGCTGTATGTGCCGTACAGGCTTGCAAGTTTGTCTCGCGGTCTAGTCAACGATTTGATCTCGGCTTTTTTCAAAACCTTGTAAAGATCGTCGGTGCGCATGGTCTTCATCTGATCAAGGAACTGATCCAAGCCTTTGATGATCTTTCCACTGGTTGCCACTACTGCACCTCTCGACATTGCATGGTGAGCGTGTGACCCGCCGACTTGTAGTCGACAATGCTGACAATCTCGAATGTGGTGCTGATGGTCGTGCCGCCAGTGCCGCGACTGAGACTCGCCGTGAAGCGGTCGAATGGCTTGATGCCCGGGTAAAAGTTGGTTGTGATCTGATGCGTGACGACTTGGCTCAGAGCCATGTGGTTCGTCTTCTCCACCGCGCTCGAATCTTTGATCTCGCCGAAGATCGTGTCGCCAGCGGTGTAGGTGTAGGTCGGTGTGCCGAACGAAGTCAGGGTCTGCGTGCGTGCGCCGATCACCATCGGAGTTCGCATCATGCCGCTGTTCATTGATATTCACCCGATTTGTATTGGGCGATGAGAGCCTTGATCGTGCCGGGCACTTCGTACTGTTGACCCGGAGCGAGTGTGGATCTGTAGTCGTACAGCGTCGAGCACTGCATCAAGATTGCGTGCTTGAGCGCAATGGGGATTGCAGTTGCGCTTGAGCCGTGACCAGCCACATAGACAACTGTGACGACTCCTGCGCCGCCGCCGACGAGTGACGGCCATGACTTGCCGTCGAGCAGCTGGATGCGTCCGATGCCGTTGTACGACTTCACCGTGTAGTCGGTTGACGCTGACAGCGTCTGCGTGTTGCCAGCCGCGTCGACATATTGCACGCTCGTCACGCTGACTAGCGGCGAGCGCGGCAATGCGATCTCGTAGCCCGAGCCGTTGTAGACCTCGTTGCTCGAGCCTTGCAGCGGCGTGTTCTGCGGGAACGAATCGTAGACCGATGTGAATGTCGTGTTTGGGATTGCGATGCCGCAATAGTTCTCGATCATCTGTCGGGCTGTCGTGATGATTGATGTCGACCCGCTGCTGCTTGCGGCGATGTAGGTGTCGTCGAGCGAGTGGAATATGCGCAGATGCGCCTTGGCTTGCGCAGTGGAGATCGGCTCGAAACTCGGAGCGGTCGTGATCGTGGTGTTGACTCTCATCGCGGTGTCGCTCCCTTCTTGACTGCCTTGCATGGCACGGCCCGCGAGCAGCACTGCACATCGTCGGAGTCTGCGCGCTCGGCGTAACCGAGTGCCATCCACTCGATCGCGGTGCGCTCGTCGACAGAGATGACTTCGCCCGGCGCGTGTGCGCCAGTCGCTGTCACAACTCCTTGGATCATCTTTACATTGCGCATAAATCCTCGGCACGCATTTCTGCGAGCCGAGGGTTGAGTCAATTCAATTCAGTGATTACGCGTTTGCAAGAACGCTGAATGCAGATGGCAGAGTCACAGCGAAGTCAACACGATTGCTCGCGATGTATCCTGTTTGACCATTGGCCGCATACAACTCTTTCAACACGCGCATGCTGTATGTGCCGCGCTCTGCGAGCACGGAATAGTTTCCGAAGTCGCCGATCACGCCGATCTTTGCGCCAGTCGCCATCGTTGGCATTGCGGCTGATGCGTAGACAGGAATACCCATCAATCGATCAGGCTCGCCGAGTGCGCCTGAGTTTTGCCAGAAGTAATTCACAGTGCCAGCGAGTGCGCCAAGTTGACGCAACTTGCCGAGAGTCGCATCGTGAACCAAGATGCTGGCATTCGTGCGGTACTGACGAGCGAGTGAGTACACCCAATCGATCACTTCAGCGGCTGTGACAGCAGCGATTGCCGCAGTCGTCTTGCCAGTGCTGATGCCCGCGCCTGTGGACAGCAGAGGATTCTGCGGGCCTGAGGTGACGGACGCAGTTGCGCAGAACGCAGTTTCTTCCGCTTGTGCAAACATACGAGCGAACTGCTCAGTGAGAATGGCTTCGATGCTGAATCCCGCACCACGCGCTGGAGCATCGTCGACAAGTTCATTGGAGACCTTTAAGAGACCAGTCAACTTGGCTGGTGTCAATGTCACCTTTCCAAATGTTGAACCCGATTCCGTGAACGAACCCGCTTCGGCAGCCCATGCAGCAGCTCCTGTGGAGTTTTCCACGGCAAACTCTCGCGCATAACTTCCGATGGTGATCACCTTAGCGATCTGTCGGATGGCAGTCATTGTCTTGAGTTTGGTGGTGATCGCATTGTGAAACTCAAGTGGTGGCAACACTGTGCCGCCTGAAGCCTCGCTGATTGCGCGGATCTCCATCGGGTTGGTGTATTCACCTGAACGAATGTATGAACCCCAAGCGTTTCCGTACTCGGCTGTTTCCGTGTTGCGACCCGACTTGTTGCTTGCATTCTCGATGCCAGGCAGATTGCGAACTTGTTTCGCAGCCTCAGGAGCCTCGGCCTTGAAGCCCGCGCCAACATTCATCAGTTCGTCACTGCGCTGTCGTTGCGCTGTGAGTGATGCGTATTGCATCTTCAACGCGCTGTACTTTGCCTCGAGAGCGTCCGACATGCCTTCGCCGCTATCGTTAGCGTCGTCGCACATCTTCTTCATTTCGGCGTACACAGCGCCCATCTTTTCTACTAGTGCCTTGTATCCACTATCGTTTGCCATGATAAAATTCCTTCTTGTAGTGTCGAGCGAGAGTCGATTACCTCAACGCTGAGGCAACAGACACGCACGCTCGACGGTGAATGTCTGTGAAATAATTCATTAAGAGAGTCCGTAAGCCAGTGCAGCCTTCACATCAGCGAGAACGCCAGCGCAGCGCATGGAAACAATCAGAGCCGTCTGATCATTTTCTGCAAATGTTTCGCCTAGTTTTGTGACTGTTGCGCCTTCGCTGCTTGAAACAAATAGATATCGTGTGAGATCCGCAAGGATTGCCATCGGCTCCTGACCGCTGGCGATTACTGCATTGCCAGTGTTGCTAATGCTCATATCTTGCAAACACCACGGCACGCCAAATATCTTGCGTTCGCTGCCGTATGCAAATGCCGCTTGTGCATTTGCGGCTGAAACGATCTGTGTTCCTTGAACTCCAGTAGTAGCCGTGGTTCGACCAAGTTGGGAATTAAGAATCAGTGTCGCTCGGTTAAAATACTGAGTCGGGAATGTTTGCGCGTTTGTGTTTCCAAACAGAATTGACTGAATGCTGTCACGCACCGCTGTGCTGCTAATGCCGCCACCCCAATCACTTGTCGGGTATTGCCGACTGTATCGCCTGCATGTTGAATAGATGCCGTGGCACGAATCAGATCCGACCGTGCTTGCCGTGCCTGCGGTCACTGTTCCTGTCGCATTGCCCACGAGAATCTGCTTGACAATTTGAGTTGAAATATCTGCGGCCGCTTGGCGCACAATAAAACTTTCAACGCTTGCGTCGCCTTGCCCGACCGAATCCTCAAGCAACTCGTTCGATACTTTCACCATCACGCTGATGCGCTTGAGCGCCAGCGTCGATGTCGCCGTGCCCGATGTCGTCGTGCCCGGCAGTGCAATCGTTGGAACGGTCACTGTGGTCTGCGATCCTGCTGTGGCATCGATGATTGTGCCCGCTTCGCCAGGGTTCTTTTGCAGACTGAAACCGCCCTGCAATGCCACTGGAGTCAGGATTGGAATTGAGAAGGTGGACGAATTGATCACCATCTTTTGCACTTGACCAAGGATTTGGTCGTCGCCCAACGCTTCCATAAACTTGTTGGAATAGATGGTCGGGAATAGGACAGTGCCGCCGCTGGTCTCGCTGAGAGCACGCAACTCAGAGTCAGTCATGCCCTTAGCGCCACGCAAT